GTAGCCTTACGGGATATATTATCCAGTTGCTCGCTCGTCTGCTGGGCTATATTGACTACATTGCCTTTGTCGGCCTGCAGTTTGATCAGAAATGTCAGTACGCTGTTATCCATTATTAGCCTTTGCTTCCATCTTTCGGATGTCGGTCAAGTAACGAATCGTCCATGCCCACTCTTCGTCACTTAGTGTGTCGGGATCGAGATGCATATAATAGCGGAGCAGGGTGTTTAGGAATAATACATCTCCACCGTCGGCATCATCGATTCCGGCATCCTCTAGAGTTTTTTTATTTCAGCCTCCTTCACCTGTAGGACCTCTTCCATCTTGCTTACCGCGCCGAGGAAAAGATCATCCTGTGTCTGTATTTCCTCGTCTCCGGCCACCCATAGGTTTTTCAGCATGACCTCACTCATTTTGATGGGGTCTTTCACTACCGATGCATAAGAAAGGTCTTTTCTTGTAGGACGATGAAGGATACATGATTTTCCACCCACGGTGATCTCGAAAAGGTCACCGTGTTCTTTTTTCCATTCTGCTATTTGAGCTTTTGTAAAATTCATAGTGTTTATTTTTTAAACGGTTTTTGAACAGTGTTCAATCAATCAGACCGATTTCTGGTCGACATAAATAATAGGGAGCGTTTTTTCTTGGAATTTGTCACCTTGTTTCCATTCGGTGTTATCTTCTGTGAATTCACAGCCGATCAACATATCAGTCGTAATGGCATCCCCGTTTGACGGATTTCCATAGCTTACTACCATATCAAAGCTGCCTGTCAGGATGTTTCCTCCGCTGGCCTTTTTCAAGGCTTCATATTCACTTTGGAGCAGACCTATTTCCCCATCATGGGTAATATTTCCCCGCTGAATTCCGACAGGCTTATTGCCTTTGCCATGAAGGAGTTCTTTTTCCATTTTTGACGAGTATTTGACGGAACGGAGTCCGGTCACATTTCTGCCTGCCAGGACAACCGTGATGTCAGCCCACTCATATTCTCTTGTATTAACCATATCGATTCATTTTAAGCGGTTGTAACCTGGAATCCCAGGCTCACATCTATATAGCGTGCATATCCGAACGGACGCACTTGCAGGGTGACTTCCACCTTAGAGGTACTGACCACATTCTGGGTTTCGTCGATGAAACAGACACATCCGTTTCCGTCAGTTCCGGCACTGAGTTCGCCGTCGGCCGTCATATTGCTGTCAATGGCATTGACAACAGTCTGCTGCCAGCTCTTGGCTACGGCAGCCTGCAAGGTTCCGTTCTCGTTGACTTCCAGTTCATCCAGCAGCTCATTCAGCAGAGTGGTATAACAGATACGGTATGCCTTGTCAATAACCCGCCTTGCAGTAAGATGAGCATAGTCATCTGTCGGATCACAGGCCATCCGGTCATCACAGAAATAATATCCGGTCTTGCCGACATATTTGGTCGGGAGGATATATCCCTTGTCATAGATGGATGCAACGAGAGACGGAGAATCGTCAATCTTGCTGCTGCCGATATACATCAGGGATGGAGCAAGGGCACCGTCCTTGACACGACCGATATTCCGCTGTACCGGAATGCCGGCAATACGTCCGAGCAACGTTCCGATACATGCTCCCTTGCTGGCACTTTCAGTGTCTCCAAGGAGCACGGCACACCGGTTGTTGGTCTCTGTAGAAAAATCATGCAGCGTCTTGGTGCTGTCGAAATTTCGCCCTTCCAGAACAAAGAACAACGGAGCATAGAGTTCTGTCGTAGCCCATTCTGCAAGCTGCTGTGCTTTCGGCAGGGCGGTGATCACATCAGGGTCTATACCTGCAGTGCTTTCTTCTGTCGTTTCCGTATTCACGTTTGCCACGGCAATGCCTTTCAGCGTCCCGTTGAGTTTGGTAATCAGGTCACGGCAATACCCAACATCTGTCTTGGTATAGTCGCATAAATCGGTCATCGTGGCGGTCTGAGAGACACCATAGATTACGAGTTTCGTACCGGTTTCCGCCTCATCGTAGAATTCAGCGGCATGCTTGTACAGTTCGGCATTGTTTGCCGATGTCACTCCAAGTGCTGCCAGATCATCCATACTGGTAATCGTATAGGCCGTATTGAGCACGAAAGTACTCGCCACAGCCACTGCTCCGATGACCAGGGCCAGCAGCCCGTCTGTATTTTCTTCTACAGTGGCAAGCTGGCCGTTAAGATATTGTATTTTTACTCTTGGTAACATAACAGTAATTTTTATTATGCCGGAGTATCTTCCATGAGGACAGCTACACCCTTGTTGTCATATCGGCGCATAGCACCACCGACACGCATCAAGAAGGAATAGATATCACCGTAATAGAGAGGATCGTCCATCCGGTCGAACATTTTGACATCGCCGATGGCACGGCTTACGCAGTCCTGCTGCCAGGCAAGTGCTGCCGCAACCTCTGTGGCCTGGTCTGTAGCATCCCATTTGAGCAATGCGCCGGCAGCAGTAAGTCGGAGTACTCTTGACCGCATCATGATGGCGAAACCGTACAAGTTGCCGAGTATGCCATTCTGCGCATCGGCAGATGCAAGGAAAGCAGACAGTTCCTTGTCTGTCAAGTCATCCAACAGGTCATTATACATGGATGCGTCCAGCAGGAGAGAACGGTTGCTCATAGGCACATCGTCTTTGTTGAAACGGGTCGCCAATTTCAGTACGTCAGTCTTGACGATTTTGAGACGGTTCCCGGTAGCACCCTCGGAAGTATGGGCAGTTGCAGCTGTTCCGGATGTCTTGATATAGTCCGCAACTTTTGTAGGCATCCATTTATACAGCAGATTCTGTGACGCTTCCTTCTGGAGCTGCTGTCGGTCGTTTGACAGGACAGACTGGCGTTTGTCATAGGACAGCTCTACGGTATCCACATTAGGGATATATACAGGGTTTGTCGTGAGCTCGTCGATGTCGTAAGTCATCTCGTTGTCAACACGCTGTGATGTGCTGGCAGGCAGGGTTGATCTGTTCACTTCCACTCCGCTGGGTGCTCCTGCATTGGGAACATGCACGGTCTTGTTGGTTACGAAGGCCGAGTCATCTACAGATTTCGATGCAAAAGAATTGTCGGGAAAGAAATTCTCTTGTATGGTATTTAACCATATTTGTTTGTTTAAAGCCATTTTTTTGCTGTTTTAAATATTCATATTCAGACTACTCTTTATAGTCCACACCGTATTTAGCCTTGTACTTCATCTTGAACATGGCCATGTCTTTGTTTTTAAGGTCGGCCAGGCGGTTTTCCTTGTCGAGTTCATCCCAGGTCTTGCCCTCGAATCCGGCTTTGTCCTCTGGGGTAAAGACTGCTGCTGCGCGGGCGGACTGTTTCGCAGTCATGCTGTTGATCAGGGCTTCCGTATTCTTCCGGTCACTGTTCATCAGGGCGGTCATCATCGGAATCTGTTCTTGGGTGATCTTACCGTCAGCAACGGCCTGGTTCAAAAAGTCCGTGACTTTTTCTTTCTGCAATTCGGCAATCTGAGTCTTATAAGATTCATTTGCCTGCTGGAGAGCGTCGATCTTTACATGTTCGTTCTCCATTTGTCTGATCTGCGCCACGACGGCGTTTCCGTCCCCTGCATTGCTGAATGAGGGGATTTTTTTGATGTCATCTAATAATGCCATATCGTCATTTGTTTGATTTTTCGGCCAGTTGATTAGCCGGTTGTTAAAATAATTATATACCTCTTCAGTCGTTTCCGGAGCTGGTTCGTCGGCTGTCGGTGTCAGCGTATAGATACCGTCTGCCAGTTTCATTTTTACGGCTTCATCTGCGTCTATCCAGTGGTCTGTGCCGTCAAAGTATTTGTCGACAACATCCTGTGGTTTGAGTCCGCATCGTCCGGAGATCATCGTGGCAAGGTCACTCTGCAGTTTGTCCATCTGGGTGGCAATCTGCCTTAGGTCTTCTGAACTCCCGTAAGTACCTCCTGAAACATTGTGCAACATCAATTTTGAGTACGGGCTCATATAGAGAGGTTTTCCGCACAAGGCGATGATGCCGGCAATGCTGGCGGCGACACCGTCTATATAGATGGTAATGTCACTCGTGCTCTGGCAGAGTGCATTATAGATAGCCATGCCGCAGAATACGTCTCCGCCACGGGAATTGATACGGACGTCAATATGCTTGTACTGTTCCTGCAGGGCAAGCAGTTCGTTGACCACTCTTGCGCTGTCCACTTCCATCCGTTCGCCTACATCTCCATATAAGAGGATGGCGACAGTATCAGGGCCCGGGATGATGTTGAAGAATTTTGTTTTCATATCTCGATTTTCCGACAAATTTAGTTGTGTTTTCTGTACTTTCCAAATGCTCTTTTTATCATAGCATTTGTGGGCGTTATCATAGTGTTTGTGGGTATTGTCATGAAATATTAATTTTGATTTGTCACCTTTTTATACGAAATTTGTCGGAAAATTATAACAAAAACATGGCAAAGAACAATATTGATAAAAAGGACATTGCCAAGTCCCTGTATGTCAACGGCAATTACACCCATGAGGAGATTGCACAGAAAGTGGAGACAACCAGGCAGACCGTGTCCAGATGGATCAGGGAAGGACACTGGGATGAGCTGAAGGCATCCTATACCATTACTCCTGCCCAGATTCTGGCAGGATTGAACAGGCAGATTATCGAGATCAACAATAATATCAATGCCAGGGACGAAGGCAAACGTTTTGCGTCCGTGGCGGAAGCAGACACTTTGTCCAAACTGGCAGCAGCCGTGAAAAAGATTGAGTCCGATATCGGTATATCGGATATCGTCAATGTCGCTATCAAGTTTACAAACTGGCTCCGGCCGTTGGATTTGGATATGGCAAAGAAATTCAATGACCTGCTGGATGCCTTCCTTAAAGACCAGATGCAATGACAATCGAAGACCGCAAAGCACTGCAGAAGTGGGAAGATCATCATAAGGCTCTCGCTGCCGATATTCCGGTAGATGATACGCTTACAAAACGGGACATCGAAGCCATGCGCGTCAAGTTGGAAGCGAACCCGGTAAAATGGATTCAGTATTTTTTCCCGAAATATGCCAAATATCCGTTCGCGTCATTCCACGAACGGGCTATCCTCCGCATCATAGAGCACGATGAATGGTATGAGGTGTTGTCCTGGAGCCGTGAACTTGCCAAGTCTACTGTGGCCATGTTCGTCCTGATGTATCTGGTGCTGACGAAACGGAAGAAATTCGTGGTCCTGGCATCCGCCACGAAAGATTCTGCGATCCGTCTGCTCGCTCCGTTCAAGATAAATTTTGAGTCCAATCCCCGTATCCGTCAGTTCTATGGAGGTCAGGTCACTCTGGGTGATTGGACGGAAAGTGAATTTAAATGCCGTTGCGGGGCTAAATTCGTCGCTCTGGGTGCAGGGTCTGCCCCGCGTGGAGCACGAAACGAGAGTGTCCGTCCGGATGTTATATATATGGATGATTATGATACGGATGAGGACTGCCGGAATCCGGATACGCTGAAAAAGAAATGGGACTGGTTCGAAGGGGCCTTATATCCGACGCGTTCAATTTCCGAACCGACATTGATTTTATGGTGCGGCAACATCATTGCAAAAGACTGCTGTATCAAAAAGGCCGGTGTCAAGGCAAAACACTGGGACATCATCAATATCCGTGACAAGCACGGCAAGTCGACATGGCCGGAGAAAAATACGGAAAAACAGATTGATACCGTTCTGGGGAATATTTCGACAAAAAATGCCCAGGCGGAATATTTCAACAATCCTATTTCTGACGGAGACATATTCAAAAATATCCCTTTCGGTAAAATACCGGCGCTTAAGAAATTCAAATTTCTGATGATTTACGGTGATCCAGCCTACTCAAATACCAAGAAAAAAGCAACATCTTTCAAGGCGGTATGGCTCATCGGTCGGTATAAGGGCACTTATTATATCATCAAGGGATATCTGGACCGTGTACTCAATTCCGTATTTATCGGATGGTATTTTGAACTGCTGGAATATGTGGGAGGAAAGACCAACGTCTATATGTACATCGAAAACAATACCTTGCAGGATCCTTTCTACCAGCAGGTATTCAAACCCCTGCTGAGAGATGAATGCAAGAAAAGAAAAAAGGAAATCAGCATCAAGGGGGACAATAGAAAAAAGACGGATAAGGCCACGCGTATCGAAGCAAACCTTGAACCGATAGACCGTAACGGGGCATGGGTATTCAACGAGGACGAAGAGAGCAATCCGAATATGCAGGAACTCGTAAATCAGTTGAAACTGTTCGAGATGTCTCTTCCGTATCCTGCCGACGGTCCTGACTGCCTGGAAGGCGCAATAAACAAGCTCAATCACAAGACAGGCGAAATAGAGCCTACTATAACGGTAAGCATGAAAGATATAAACGAAGATAATCCATACAGAATGTAGCTATGTCAAATTTTATCGAAACCAGCGACTATGACGCGTCTATTCATAGAGAAATATTAGATTCTTTGCTCCGGACGGATTCTGCGACATCTGACCCTCAGATCGTAGAAATCTGTGAAGACCGGGCAATCAGTGAGATGAAAGGGTATCTCGACAAGATATATGATGTTGATGCCATTTTTTCCGCAACGGGAAATGACAGGAATGCCCTGATATTGATGTTCGCGCTGGACATCAGTATCTTTCATATTTTCTGCCAGCATAACCCCTACAAAATATCCAAGATAAGACAGGACCGTTACGACCGTGCGGTCGAATGGCTTAAGGGGGTTATGAAAGGTGATATTACTATTGAGGGCGCACCTAAATTGGCGGATGATACCCTGCATGCCAACAGCAGGTGGCAGATTTCATCCGATGAAGTAAGACCTACATTATTATAACTATGAGCAAAAACAAGAATAAAAACAGAATAGTCCAGAAAGGATTCCGTGACAGCAGCTACAATCAGCCGGATGTAGTACTTCAGATGCCGGAACTGTTCCTTTTTGATATGAAGGACTATATGGATTCTGTCCGGTTGGCCAGGGAGATAGACTACTCGTCAAGAGTACGATTGTATGACATGTATGATTCTGCCCAGCTGGACCTGCATCTGTCGGGCGTACTTGCCAAACGGTTGCGTGGAGTGACCCGTTTCCCGATAGAGTTCCAGCGCAACGGCATTCCGGATGAAAAAATCAATATTCAGCTCCAGTCGCCTTGGTTCAAAAAACTCCGGAAGGATATTATCCTGGCGGAGTTCTGGGGATTTTCTTTGATGCAGTTTTACCTGGACGAAAAAGGGAATATTTGCTATGATCTCATCGACAGGAAGCATTATGACCCGATCAGGAGAAAACTGCTGAAATATCAGGGAGACCAGGACGGGGTGGACATTGATAGCTTTGACAACATGCTGTTTGTCGGAGAAAAGCGCGAACTGGGTATATTCTCAGAACTCCTTCCGGCCGTACTGTATAAGCGAGGGGATATGTCTGACTGGGCGATGTTCTGTAATATTTTCGGCATGCCGATCCGCGAATATACCTATGACGCAGGAGACGAGGAAGCACGCATCGAACTGTTGAAGTCTGCAAAAGTACAGGGACGCAATGCCGTATATATCCATCCGGACGGGAGCACGCTGAAACTGATTGAATCCGGAAACAAGACCGGATCATCCGAACTGTACAAGAGTTTTGCCGAATACTGGGACGGAAAGATTTCGATCCGTGTGCTGGGTAATACGCTGACAACGGATT